TTATGTAAACTAGCTCGAATTTTGTATTATGGCGGGTAAATCTGTAACCAGGCTCTAACATAACTCACCCCGGTGGATTGCATGAATAGCACATGCAGTTTCGATGGTAGCCATGTGGCCCTAGAATTCTGTCACCATCTTCTTCCCAATTTTCTTCTTCGGGTTCGGGATCGTAATCCCATTCTTGATCTTCAGTTAATCTACCAAGGTTCATAAATACCTGCCTCATTTAATAATTCTGTCATTGTTTTAATCTCTTCTTCGGCCACATTTAATTTATGTTCCAATTGTTTAATATACACATATACATCATATGGCACTTTGAAATGCGCAAGTTCATGCGTTAGTAAATTAGAAACTGATACATATGAACTTGTCATGTGTCTTCCTCATCCCATTCGTCATCGAGTTCTTCTTCATCATCGTCAATCCAATCCTCATCGTCAGCTTCTAAAAACATATCAGGATTTGGTTTACCCCAATCTACTTCTTCACCATAATTTTTATAAAAATCCATTATATCGCCTCTTTCAATAAATTTCTAGGGCCTTGGCCTTTAGAATTAAATGCAACTACAGTAAAGCCATCTTTCATAAGGCCTATGGCTAAGTCTCCATTCATATACACTATCTGAAATTGCTCTCCAACTTCATTTTCATAATGACGCATTGGCGATAATGTAACATAATCAAATATTCTAACTATATTTATAAAATAAAGAGGGTACTGAGACCCTCTGTCTGAGCCTGTTAATTGTGTCATTATTTCATTTTCATAACGATACACATCTTCGTGATTATCTACATAAAGCTGTCCCTCAACTGGTTTAAACTTACTTACAATATCTTCGTCAGATGTTGAATCACGGTATAGTCTCCCATTTGCACCTATAGAGAACTTAGATTTAAAATTCGGAGCATTGAATATCTCGATTTCATATTGATAGAAGCCACCGCAAGGATTGGAACTAAGTACTGTGGCAATGTTTCCATTACGAGTCAAATACTTCTTTTGTTCTTTAAACTTTAACGGCTTAATCAGGTCATCAATACAGTCTTCAGCTAAATATACTTTACCTTCAGCAGTATACGAGAATCCATTGCTACCTTCATAGACATAACGTCCACATTGATCTTCTTTCTCAGATAACGTTACAGATGTATTTCCATTTGTGTAATAGGATTCGCCAGCTCTGAATCTAAGCTTTTTAACTAAGTCACTCGAATCTGGCTCTGATTTATTATAGCGATACCCTTCTCTGGTTGTTGTATAGCGTTCTTCAGCAGACTTTACAGTAAATATGTAGTTAGCAAATTCCCCATCTTGATCTACCACTTGTGCAATCTTTCCAGCTCTAGTTATGTAATAATTGTTCACTTTGATTTTCATTTTCAATTTCCTCTTGAATTCTAGTTAAGTTACGTAGTTGTCTTCTTGCATTATCTAGTTCTAGTTCTAACAATCTAATAGACTGTTTCTTCTCTATTACTAGTATAGTCAAATGGCCCTTATAAAGATCTATTGGACTAATCATTCTCTTGCCATATTACTTTAGCTACAACTATTAGTGCATACACTATAAATACTGCTGTAGATACTATTATTATATCGTAAGAAATCTGCACTACGATATCACTAATTTCTTTAAAGGTCATACTTACCCTCCTGAATGTTTAACAAATGTTCTAAGGTATCTGCCTCATCTTTATCGTACCGTCTTTCAATAAACTTAGGTTCGAATAGAGAGTAATTACCTTTCTCATCACAGATTACTTCTGAATACGTTACGCCTATAATTGCATATAACCAATCCCCTCTGTCATTCCAAATTTCTTGTGTCAAGGCATCTGTAAGATTACCTACACCTACTGATAATTCACCATCTTCTGTTACACACAATAGTGAGCCAAATGTATCTTTATTGGCACCTGTTCCTTCCAAGAACTCAATTACTCTTAACTCACACTCAAACTCTTTCTTAAATTTTACACCACTAGTTGTAGTGCCATCTTTCCATATAAGGTTTACAGCTTTCAGCATAGTACCTTCACAACCTTTCTTTACAAGCTCTATGAAGTGCTCTTCGGCTTCTTCGAGGTTCTGTACAGTACGTGTATCAATGATACGTGTCCATTTAAGATTTGTTCCAAGCTGAATATCATCCATGTTTAGCATGTCATGGTGCAAATTACTTAACCGCTCCCAATACGGAATTGTGCCGCCATTACAGAGTTCTGGCAAACTTACTCTATCCCATACAACAAATACAGGATGTTCTTCAGGCTTAAAGCTGCCGCCTAAATTTACGCGTCTGATAATACCATTGCTAGTCTTACGCTCTAGAAACTCTCCATTTACTTCTACCAATAACTCACCATGATATTGAAATCCTCCTTTCATGTGAGGGTTTAATTCGTTGATTAAATCACTGTAAGCTTCAATAGGCATTGGCTGATAGCTACGAGATAGCATTGTTATATCACCAGCGCTCTTAGTGATATTTACAAACAGCCCATCCATCTTTTCCTGTGAATACGCAGGGAATTTAAAGTTCTCCATTTTAATATTCTTAGGTAAGCTGAATCTCATATACTTCTTGACAGGAATAAATTCATAGTCTCTAGCCTTATTAATAGACTTAGCATCAAAACCTGCTTCAAGGCTTTTATTAAGTATCATCTTAAACAGCAGTTTAGACTTTATAGACAGTGTGCTCATGTGCTCTAATACAGCATCTCGCGCAGCATGGCCAGTTAGCCTTCTCTTTGCTAAGTCATCTAATAAGTTAAATGTACTATTATCAAAGAGATAACCATTACTATCTAATGGAAAGGTAATATTTTTAATGCCATACATTATAAATGGGTTGTATGTGTGCCATACTACGTCTTCAAAGTTTTCGTCTTCAAAACCATACGCCAACATCTTAATCTTTTCATTCTTAGAAGGCTGTTCTTTAATAGCTTCTATTAAGTCGTAAATTTCATCACTGTTCATAAAACCTCCGATAAAAAGGGGAACCGAAGTTCCCCTATAATTAATTCCACGCTAAATATTCATTCATACGGTAACCACTAAGGCCCCATTTATATGCTTCAACATACTTATATTTACGATACAATGCTCGTAATTGTTTCCTACGCTGTTGACTGTTACCTGATAATACAAAGTGACTAGGGCTAAGCATGACAGGCAACACATTCTCCTGCTGCGTTTGATTTGATTCCATTAGTAGTCCTAATATAGTAAAGTGACTTAATACCTTCATCTTCAAATGCCATTTGATGAATCTTAGAAATATAAGCTTCACTTTCATCAGCGCTAAAGAAAAGGTTAATAGATTGAGCCTGATCAATATATCTTTGACGAGCAGATGCCAACCTAATAATTGCTTCAGGTGAAATTTCAAATGCTGTTTTAAACACAGCTTTTTCTTCATCAGTTAGATAATCTTCATTCTGAACTGAACCATTATCATCTACAATACGCTTCATTGCAGCTGTTACATCTTCACCATGAGACTTGATAATCTCTCTAAGCTTTGGTGGTGATCTAAACATTTTACCGCCAGCAGTGTTTTGTACAAACGCATTTTTATAGATTGGTTCAATACCTTGTGACATACCACCAGCAAATAGCGCTGATGACAAGTTAGGTGCAATAGCTATTAAATGTGTGTTACGCATTCCATGACCACGACACCAATCGGGTTCGCCCCATTCGCGTGCCATCCATTTAGATGCATCTCTAGCTCTTTCACGCAAATGATAGAACATGGACTGACTAAGATTATGAGCTTCAAATGAATCGAATGGTAACATCTTTTCTTGTAGATAACTATGGAAGCCTAACATACCTAAACCTAAGGCTCTCGACTTCTCAGCAAATCTAACAATACGCTCCATTCCTTTCTTTTTCTTACCAATTTCAATTTGGTCTTGATTGACACAGTCTAAGAATACAGTAGCAATAAAGACAGCATCCGTATCTTTCCATTGGTCATAATACAGTGCGTTCATTGAAGAGAGTACACACGCAAATGTATATTCTTCTTCTTTGTATTCACCACTGAATAATGCAATTTCTGTACACAAGTTAGATGCTTTAACTTCCAATCCCATAGACTGATACATGGGAGGATTAGCGCGGTTTACTTTATCAACAAAGAAGAAATATCCTTTCCCTAACAGTCTAAGCTTCATTGCACGTTGGTAGCGTCTAATTGCATCAGAATCGCCTGCATTCATGCGTGCTATAAATGCATCACTTACAATCCAACCTACATTAGCATCATCAGGATACTTCATGATGTGTGTCACTAGCTCATCGAAGTCAGCATGATCAATTTCTAAATAGCCTGCCCATGCACCACGTCTCTGTGAACCTTGAGAAATATCTTGCGCTACTTTTACAAATCCCTTAAAGACTGGTAACACGCCACTAGCACTCCCAGCGACACCACTAATTGCACTACCACGAGAACGAATATTCCCCATGTAGTTAGATGTTCCGTAGCCTTGTTGACTAAGCACTGCGACTTCTTTTTGCTTTTCATAGAAATCATAAACATTATCTTCTACTGCACCGCCTGAACAACTTACAGGGCATCCAAACCCTGTTCCCATATTTGCCATTACTGGAGTACTAGGAATCAGCCAGCCCTGCCACATAATATCAAAGAACTTTTTCTCCCAATAAATAGGATCAGGTGTATATGATGCGGCATGCTTAGAGATCCTTTTGTAAATAGATAAAAGATCTGGATACTCTGGAGAGATGTACTTCTCTTTTAATAATTGCCAACTGTTAGTAATAATCCAATCAGGTAATTTCCCCTCTGCTTGTAATCGTTTACGCTCTAAACTTAATTCTCTATACATTCTTCGGTGTCCATGTAAATTTGGCTTCTGCCCAGTCTCTACGGTAATCATTACCTTGTGCAATGAATGTGTCATGCAGTGTACTTGATTCAATATCCAAATAGAACCAATCAGCAATTGGATTATATTTAGGTTCAAAGATAGCTGGATAGCCTAGTCTTTCTAAACATATATCTAATCTAGATTGTACAAAATTCTCTAACATCAAAGCATTAATACCAGGAATATCTCCTTTGTCAAAGATTTTCTTGATAATCTGTTTCTCATGTTCAAACAAGATCCATGCAGTAATCTCTAATTCATTAGCTAGCTTCTCATGTGCTAAGTATTCTTCAGCTTCTATTGCTTCATGATATAGAGTGTTAAACAAATAAGCACCAGCTTGACTATGAATGTTCTCGTCGATTGCCGAAAAATTAATTCCAGCATTGATGTTTTGAAACTTGTTCTTTCCATTGTTGTTAAAATGTTTAAGGAAGGCAAAACTAGAGTAAAGAATAGCACCTTCAATCATGCTGAATACGCCTACTGATTTTAATTTATCATAGGTTGTTTCTGATTGTGTAGCTACCTTTTCTAACCATTCCATTCTATCTTTAAGAATAGGATCATCTAAATACGCTAGATAGAATTCAGGATTATCTAATCCTAATAGCTCATTAATCTTGTTGTAGAATGGTGCATGAATGTTTAGTTCAAACATTGCAAATACTGAAGCCATCCTTTGAACGTCTGGGCGTGGAAAATGCTTGCATATATAATCACGCCAATAGTTATTTCCAACATTAACTTCGTAATGTACAAACAGTAAGAGTACACTAACAATGCCATGATACTCAGCTTCTGTGCAATTTGTTCGTAATTCATGTATATCTTTCTCCACCTCTACTTCATCAGCAGTCCATAGAATAGATGTTTGTTCTTCAGCAAAATTAATCAATGCTGGGTAATCAGTACCGTAACACTCTCTTTCTTCGAGTATCTGTGCCATTTAAATCTCCACAAAGTCGTCTGGTTGCATAAAGATCGATGCTTCTAATCTACCTGTTGGATAGTCATAGTCAACACCTGGCACATTACCAGTTAGACCTGTAAACCTACTTTTTAATACTCTCATCTTAATGTGATTCCTAATTCTATCATCATCGTTTGACATATCACGAGCAAATGCTATAATATCATTCGAGATTTGTTTAATCGAGCCTGAGCCTTTAATATCATCTAACGAAGGCAGTTGACCTTCTTCAAATGACGTTTTACCTGTAGGTGTCTTTCTTAAATGTGATACTAGCCCAATCCAAACAGGATACCTCTTACATAGTCGTAATAAGTCATTCATTGTTTTGTCAATAGCTTCGTTACCAGTTAAGCCATCAACACCTTCCGAAACTAAAATAGTAATATGATCAATGAATAAATACTTACACCCAGACAACGCCATATATTCTAGTTTTTCAAATAATGTAGAATCTTCCATTGAGCCTTGATGATCAAGAACCATGATTCTATCATCACCGAATACAGCTCTAAAGCCTGCTTCCAACTCACTTTCTGTTAATTCTCGGAAAGATGGATTTACATTTAAAGGAATACCAGCAAGCTTACGTGTTGTTTCTGCAGGTGCCTCTTCAAGCGCTACTATACCTACCATCTCTTTAGTGGTATCTATAATATGCCATACAATTTCTCTCAATATAGTTGACTTACCTGAGCCGGTGCCTGACGTAAACAATACAATCTCGTTCTCACGCATGCCTTTGGTTTTAGTATTTAATGCATCTAAGCATGGAGGATATGGTATAGACTCAATATCATTATATGCTTTTAAGGCTTCCCATAATTCATCACGTCCTAAGATACCGACAGGCGTATATTTAGATGCTTCCCAAATAGCTACTAATAGCTGTTGTCCGCCTTTCTCAAGTAACATTTGGCTAGGATCTTTTACAGGCAATTTAGCTAATCGAACTTTGTCTGCACCTACATACTTAATAGCATCAGCTTTAGCTTTCTCACCTGCTTCATCATTGTCAAGGCATAATACAACTGTATCAAAGCCTCTGATCCAATCTCTGTGTGTAAGCAAAGTTTTTACATTTGATGCAGAAGGTATTGATACTACAGGATATATCTTTCCGTATTTATCAAGAGACGCTTGAGCTACAGCCATTGCATCTAGTTCGCCTTCTGTTACAATCAGTCTTTTACCACCGCTTGTAAATTTATCCATGCCAAACAAAGTTGTAGGCTTGCCTATACACGAGAATGATTTAGGCAGTTGTCTTACTTTATAGATACCTTCCCCATAAGGATAGTAGTGCGTTGACACTTCACCATCTTCATTGAAAGCAAATTTAACCCCAAAGAACTCTGAAACTTCTTTTGAAATCTTTCGTTCTTTAATGCCAGTTGTTCTTAGTTTCTCAATATCTAACGTGTATACTTTTTTCTTTTCCACTTGATTAAACTCCCGATCTTTGTAGTCAATATTGGATGGAAATCTTGTCTGGCAACTGAAGCAATATGATGTATAATCTTCATATATTTGCATTGCGTCAGATGACTTACAACTTAAACACGGTTGATTATGAACTATTACTTTACCCATCTTTATACCAATTGGTTAATGAATCTTGATTTGCATGTACGATTGTGTATAATCGCTCTCTGTGGTCTGCAGAGACATTTTCTTTAACATCCCATGAGACTTTCTCAATTTGTTTGTTATACCATTTTAATGACACTGGAGTTTCAACATGACATAATGACCATGTTTCTGCCCACGCTAAGCTGCCCTTTGTAGTATATTCTTCAATGACGATAAACTTAAACTCTTTCTTTGGTCTGCTTACGAAGTGAGACGCAAGACAGTTAGAGCTACTCTTGTATCTACGCCAATCAGATTCCTGCCCATAAGTAGCTTTACCATATGATCTGTAGTTCTTTTTGCCGAGATAGAATCTATCCAAGATCGTATCATATATAACATAGATGAATCCCACATATTTTTTATTTCCCTCGTTCATTTGTCTATGAAAACACCAATGTCCATTATCAAATTTACTAACATCCGTGTTAGTAATTACGTGATCTATTTTACCAGTAAAGGCTGCCATCATCCATCTCTAATCTCCTGCGCTATTGGCCAATTATCAAAACAGAAATAGTCATCATAAGTATTCTGTATATTAATTAATTTAGCATTAGCTAATAAATATTCTGCCCATTCATCTCCATTGGCTTTGATATATTCCTCAACTACTGCTGTTTGAAATTCTTCATCTGTCGTACAATGTGCTAAAGCTTTTTTAGCTTTTACTGGCCCCATTTTCCAGATGCCTGGTATATTATCAGTAGCATCACCTTTAAGTACTTGCTCATAGAAGTTTCTTTTGGCATCAAGTTCTGATACTTCTATTGTTTCTTTACTTCTAATATTATAATGCTTACCAGGTATCATCAATAGATCTTTGTCAATAGAACATATAACATAGTCTATATTGTGTGCCTTACATTCATTTGCCCAGATTCGTAGTAGATCATCGGCTTCTCTTCCATCAGCGGCTATTGCTAATCCTTCATCTACTGCCATTTGTCTAACAAACGGTACAAATAAATTAGGCTGACCGTTTGCACGATGTTTCTTATATTCAGAGAAAATCTCATCTCTATAATTACCTTCGCCTTTTACAGCCATACAATAATCACTAGCAAAAGTTTCTTCCATAATAACATCTAGCATTCTCTGAAAATTCATCCAGATATTTTTACGATATTCAGTGTCTTGTGCTTGAGTAAATTCTTGAGGTATTACATTACCATCATCGTCCATATATGTAACACCATCAGACCGATTGTAACAGCAGTTGTGTGCTAAAATATCACCATCAATCAAGGCTATCAGCATCTAAAACTCCCATCTCTTGAGAAAGTTGCATTCTTAAAAGTGTTCTATCTATCTTATCTCTAATGTCAGGCACTCTTTCACAATTCAATCTAATATTACATTCGGATGATAATAGTATTAAAATTGCTTGTACATCAGATAACTCTGACTTAAGCTTTTCTTTGTTTGTTTTATCATATAATTCATATTTGTGATCAAGAGTAAATCTTAAGCATTTTGAAGCTTCCTGTGCTGCTTCTGAGAGTTCTTCCATTAAACATATAAGTAAATATTGTTCTTTATTCATTGCATTCCCTCATAAATTTAACAAGTACGATTCTACCATCTTTTTGATCTTTACCTTGAGATACCCACGGCTGTCGCGCATGATACAACTGTGCATCATAAGTAATCATTGAATTACTTTCTGAATAAACCATATCATAAATTTCCCATTGATTATCATCTTCTGTAAATATATAATGTTCTTCTTTAATAGCCCTTTTGCCATACACAGGGTGTTTGAAGAAAGCTGTACCAGTTGTATTACTAGAGTCTAAATAGAATAAACCAGCTACAGTAGGCTTTTGACCAAAGATATCTTGATCAGCGTGTATTCTAAACTCGATATCATGTACGCTTGTATTAAGCCTTACAAATGATATGATATCTTTCAAATTCTTACCTGTATTAAATCTAGCTTGTGCTGTCAGTTTTTCATTAATATCTTTAGGAATGTCTTTGTAAAAGATAAATGTTCCATTCCCTTTTGGCATACGTCTGTACCCAGGTTTTCTACAATATTCTCTTAGAGACGCTAATTCAGCTTCAGAAAGAACATTAATGGATCTCGTACCAATCCCTTCCAATTTTTCCACTACCATCCATAATCTCCACACCAAATAGTTTAGGGCCATCTGCAAATGCTTGTTTGCCTATTTCAGCAGCACGCTCTGCATATTCTTCAGGTACCATAAAGTCAATCTCATCGTGCATCATAATCAATGGTTGATAGGGGATACCCTCAAGAGCGAGTCGCTCCATTGTAAGCATGCAGGCTGCTCCACATGTGATCTTTTCTGCTGATTGTAGTAAATAGACAAGTAACTTATGAAAGCTATCCACATACACACGAGTGCCAGCCAAGCTAGGGATATAGCCATCTCCCTTTTTCTTTGTGTTTCCATATATTCTCTCCAATTTCTCACTTAAGTCTTTAAATCCTGGAACAGCTTTAATAAAGCCGCTCTTAAGCTTTTTACCTTTAGCATCATCTTGTGAGCCGAAGATATATGACCAAAGTTTACCGCCACTGGCACCGAACAAGAACGCATATAGGATTCTTTTAGCATTTGCTCTTGGAACTACATGATTCATCTTAAGGTCTTTCTTTAGAATATCTGTTAAGATGTCAGCATTAAATTGATGAATGTCGCCATTGAGTAAAGTATCAATGAATGTTTCATCATTTAAATAATGTGCTAATCCACGTGCTTGATTACCTGATGAATCACAGCCGACTAGTTTCCAGCCAGGCTTACATGAGAATAACTCTCTCATTTCTTTGCCCCATGGAGAATCTCCTGAAGGCACATTAACAATAATTGAATGTCTAGCACGCATACTTGGTGTACCGATTGTCATACAATCACCGTGTAGATTTCCTTCATCATCAACGTTCTTTAACCATGTCGTTAGAATACCAAACCTAGCTTTAACAGTTAAGAAATCTTTATAAAGCTTACCATCCCCACCTAAGAACTCTAAACTGTCTTCAGTAATTTTTGGTGTCGTCTTTTCTTTCTTTCCTGTAATTGGATCAGCTTTAAAGTTCCAATCTGTTGGAACCCAACCGTGTCGGTATAGAAATACTTTTACATCAGTAACGGAATCCAAACTAAGTGGTTCAATAGTGATACGACAATACTCCCCATCAACCACCCTGTCATCAGGATCAAACCCACTCCAAGGATCCACATCAAACCATCTTGCGGTGTGTACATCATAACTCCCATCTTTCTTGTATTTAGGCTTCTTGGCTTCAACTATACCAAGCTTCTTATCTACAGCTACTACTTTAAGGCCAAGCTTAGAATTTAGCGCATTATATGTTTTATCCATTTCAGCTTGTAATTTATCATATAATATTTGAGCTTTTTCTAAATCAAAGGGCCAACCTGCTAGATTAGCTTCAGCACACCATTTGCTTACAGCATGCTCAACTCTAATGTAGTCTTTAACTTTAGGAGCTTTTTCAGACAACTCTATTAACTCTTTCTTTAGAATCTCTAATACTTTAACGTTTAACGAAACGTCATTGTCACAGTATTCGCCCATTTGCTCAGAGTAGTGAGTCCAGTCTTCAAATTCTTGTTTAGGAAATTCAAGGTATTCGCCCCAACGCTTTAAGCCATGCCCATCGCTTCCAAACCTTCTATAGTCTAGCACTTGTGACAATATCAGAGTGTCTACTACTTTTACTGATTTAGGTAATTCATAATTAAACAGCTTCTTTAATACTGCCAAGTCATATCCAATTATATTATGCCCTATGACTTGTCGGGCGTTGTTAAATAAATGTATCCAATGCATATCTCCTTGTAAGAATCTCATTCGTTTATTTGCACTTACATCATGTACAACCATGATCCACATTTGTGTAACGTCTTTTAACAAACCATCTGTTTCAATATCGAATACATAATTCATATATAATTTCCAAATAAAAGGCACCCCAGTGTTAGTGAGGTGCCGATTTTGTTATAGGATGCTGTCCACTTCTCCAACCTTTATCGGTCTGCCGGCCTTTTTATAGGCGATTAGGTACTTTAAGTACCATAAAGCTTTTTGGAGTTCTTGAAGAGACTCATCCTTCTGACCATTACGGTCAAGGTATTTTCTTATTTGAAGTTCAACAGCTGCTTCAAATTTGATTGGATCTCTAAGAGTAGGTATTCTACTCATAGTATCTAACCATTGTAATTCTTCTACATATCCTTTATAATGCGCAGGATCTACAGCTGTATCATCTTTTTGAATATAGTCCATTAGAAACCTATCGAATTGTTCTTCATTATAGAATGTGTGAATTAGTTTATCATTAACAATAAACTCTGCAATTAAATGATCATTCTCTAAATTATATTCAGTTGTATCTCTTACATTTTTACTAAGATATTCGTCAATATCAAATTTTCCAATTAGATTACCATCGTAATAAAATTCAATATTACGCTGTTCTTTTTTAATCCAATGGTTTCTTTCTATTTGAGCATGCCATGCATCTAAAGCATCAGCATTTCTTATAAAAGAAATATCACCATTAAGCTCATATGCTCTAATGTGATAACCATCTCTAAAATTATATCGCATTTCGCCTAATTCTTCTTCTCGAATATTAGCCACAAATTGATTGTCTTTATTGAAGATTCTATATCTATATCTTTGTGTCATATGAAAGGCCTCTTAAAATACGTCATCGTCTTCGTTAGTATTTTCGCTGAATTCTCTTTCATAACTTGTTTCACCAAAGTCGTCTTCACGTGGTTTTGGTGTATATACGACATGCTTTGTAATTTGCACTGTCATTAAGGTAAAGCCTTTCTTTGTTGCACCACCTGGATCTTTGTATTCATATTCAAATACACGGATGTTACCAATGGATCCATTTCCAATAGTATCAGGGTCAATAGGTCTTAATTTACCATCGATCAATTTAACAGGATCGTTTGGAGTCCCATCAGACTTAATAGACTTCTTTTTGAGGTTAGCTCTGAAGAATGTATCGCCTTCATCTGGAACTATTGCTTTGACTGTCAAGCCAATAGCTTCCCATTCTTTCTTTTTCTCTTTATCCGTAGTCCGAATTTGGATTTCCCATGTTGGGTTGTCACGGTTGAATTTACCGTTTGGTTTGCCCAATTTTGCGAAGTAAATTTCTACATCGTATAACTTTGCCATTGCGATTTCCTCTTTTGATTTTTGAATTAGGGTTAATTTAACGGGGTCTCTAAATGATTATAGAGACCCACATTGGTTAAGAGAGATCTACTGATTCTTGAACATTCTCATTTACACGAGCAAGATTCTCAGGAATGAACCACACATGACCACCAGTATCACTAGTAACAATATGAATTTCAAACCAATCCGAATCTGGAATTCTTTGAGCTATATCAAAAGATCCAGGATCTAGCGCAAGATTAGTTTCTTTGAAGACACCTCTATCATCTAATCCCATGAACTTAATTTGTAAGAAATCACCGAAGCTTTCTAAGATATGTATGTTGCCGCCAAACTCATGTACATATCCTGCGGCATCATGTGTAGTTTTTACAATAGGCTCAAGCTTGCGCCACAATGGTTTCCAGTGAGGATGTGTTTTCTTGCCATCAAAGAATTCTCTGACATGTGAATTTTGTTTGAACGTAATCATTGTTTGCTCCATTTAGAAAACATATCTATGTATCGGTCAATCGTTTTAGCAGTCTCATCATAACCGTCTTGGCCTGCGCCAATAAATGCTCTTAGCAGTTTCAATAGTGTTAGCAATTCTGCAATCTCTTCTGTGAGTAATTTCATTTTTGTGTCTCAGCCTCTTTCAGTAATGCATCAAGTTTCAAGTCAAGCAGGTGTTTAACCTTGACAGCCATTTCAGACTGTACAGCTTCTTGGCCGTAGTGAGCTGCAGCTATCGTGTATAGCGTGCGAGAGTTAGGAATAAAACAGTTGAAAAATAACATAGCAAAGCTTGCAAACGCGACATTTCTAAATACACGTATAGATGTATCACTCTCTTCACTATGGCCAATAATCCATCCTAGCGGTCCCGCCACTATTCCAATACACCCTAATAAAGCAAGGAATGCACTTAATTTATCGCTTACATTTGCTAGGTATATAAATAACTCAATCATTTCGTATTTCCTGCTTTGCAGTTTTCAATTGTCTTTCCCAATTAGCTAGGTAAGGCTCAATAGCTTCTTTATCCCATGTGCCATCAGCGGCATGATTAGGAAGCCTTCCTGAATATAAAGCCATACCTAATTGCATTTGATTGATGCCTAATCTAATCATTGCATCTCTAGTGCTTACTCTCATTTTTAATCCCATGAATAATTATAATAGTTTCTAACTCTGCAATTCTTTGATGAAGTACAGCATTTTGTTCAAATTGATCTTTCGCTACTTTATACCAATGTACATTCTTATACATTACAAAAAATAGCGAAGCCCATAAAGCCATATCACCGTAAGACATCATTAATTTTGTCCTC